ATGGGTCCAATCACTGACGCCTGGCATCATGCGATCGAGGAGTACCTCGACAGCCAGCGCGCTGGTGGAGCACCACGCACCACGCTCGCCGCGCGCCGCCAGCACCTCCAGCACCTCGCCCGACGCACCCGCACGGCACCGTACGAGCTCAGCCCGAACGAGCTCGTCACCTACTGTGGCATGCAGGACTGGGCGCGCGAGACGCGGCGCGGCCGGCGCACGACGTTCCGATCCTTCTGGGGCTGGGCGGTCGCCTCCGGCCGCACGGGCACCAACCCGGCGCTCGCCCTGCCGAAGGTTCCCGCCGGGCAGCCCCGGGCACGCCCGATCCCCGAGCAGCACTACAAGAGCGCGCTCGTCGCCGCCGACGCCCGCGTGATGCTGATGCTCCGGCTCGCCGCCGAGCTCGGCCTGCGCCGCGCCGAGGTCGCGCAGGTGCACACCCGCGACGTCGAGGAGGACCTGCTCGGGTGGTCGCTGCGCGTGCACGGCAAGGGTTCACGGCAACGCGTCGTGCCGCTCACCCCAGGCCTTGCCGGGCACCTGCTCGCCGCGCCGCGCGGCTACCTCTTCCCGGGCGACGACGACGGGCACCTCTCCCCGCGCTGGGTCGGCAAGCTCGTCACCAACATCCTCCCCGACGGGTGGACCATGCACACCCTCCGGCACCGCTTCGCCACCAGGGCATACGGAATCGACCGGGACGTGTTCACCGTGCAGGAGCTGCTCGGGCACGCCTCCCCCGCGACCACGCGACGGTACGTGCAGATCGAGAACGGTGCGCTAAGGCGAACTGTGCTCGCGGTCGCCTCATGAGTAAGGTGCGAGCATGACCGACCAGCTTGCCGAAGACCCGAAGAACCCGCAGGACTCGCTCGATGCTCTGTGGCTTGCCCTCCCGGCCGAAGCGGAGGTGACCGGGCGGCTCGTGCAGTTCCTGCGCGTGCACGAGAACGACGCGGGCGGGCTCACCTATGACGAAGCAGCCTTCGATCAAGAGCTCATTCGAGCACTGGTGGCTCTCGAGTCGCAGAACATTGACCTCCGCAAGCGGGTTTCCGAACTCGAGAGCCGATAGCGTCCTAGTACCCTGCGGGCATGCGCCCGTGGATACTCATGTCCCTCGTCATGCTCGTCGCTGCTCTCTCAGGTTGCTCGGCGCCCGAGCCCGCGAGGGAGTGCCTCGAGGTGCCCGCCGAGACGCTCGCGGCGATCGCCGAAGGCGGCACCCCTCCGCTGGCAATCGCGGAGGGTGCCGCCGTGCTCTCGGACGACTTCGCCGAGCCCGTCTACATGATCGCGGGCCGGTTCCCCGTTGAGGGCAACCCCGACCAGGTGGGCGTGTGGGCGAGCGACTCGCTCCAGCCTGCCGAGGTCGGGCCGGTGTTCGCGGCCGACGGGATCGCGCAGGAGTTCACTCAGTGGCCGTCCGAGGTCGGCGACACCACGTTCGACATGACCGTCGACGGGGTGAGCGCCGCCTCGGACTGCCTCGGCTAGCCGTTCCTGAGCGGGTCGTTCTTGGCCCAGGCTGCAAGGAACGCGCCGAGTTGGACGACGCCGGCGTAGAGGATCGGTCCCCACGGGCCGAGGCCCGCGAAGGTCTCCGGGGTGATCGCGCCTATGCCGCCGAGCACGACGGCGAGCACGAGCCCGACGACGAAGCCCACGACGATCTTGGGCGAGATGACCTTGCTGGGGTCGGTCACGGTCTGGTCGGTCATGAGTGTTTTCCTTTCATCAGGGGGACATCAGCTCGAACAATGCGAGTGCACACGCGGGGATCGCGATGAGCACGCCTGACGAGGCGAGGAAGCGGGTGAAACGGCTGCTGTTGTTCGACTCGAGGTCCTCGATCCGGCCGAGGTTTGAGGCGATGCGCTCGTCGTGGCGGGCGATTAGCTTGCCCTTGTCGTTGAGTCGCTGATCGTGCTGACTGAGGGTGTTCTCGTGCTGATCGAGTCTCTGGTCGTGCCGCGCCAATGTCGCAGTCAGCATGCCCTCGATCCGGGCGACACTGATTCGGAGATCCGTCTCTTCGGCCATGGTTACGAGGCGACGAGCCGGGCGCCGATCGAGTCGACTACGGCCTTGCCGAGCTGCGGCCCGAGGGTGGCGAGCACTTCGTCGGCTATCTCGTCGGCAACGCCCTCGGCGCTGCTTTTGTCGATCGCGGCCTTGATGCTGTTCACGCTCGCGCTCACGGTCGCCTGACGGCCTTGCACGTCGCTGACCCCGGCGAGGATCGCATCCTGCTTCGCCTCTAGCGCGCGAAAGATGTCGGCGGCCGAGACGTCGACGCCGTAGGCGTTCCGGATCACCCGGAAGTTTGCATTGTCGGAGGCCATGTAGACCTTTTCGTCGTCTCTCCACTGCATGTAGCTCATGTCGTCTCCGTTCGCGATTTCTCTCGCCCGCTGGACGATCCAGTCGAGCCTCATCGACGGGCCCGGGCAGGCCGTCGCGTAGGTCCCCGGCACCTCTCTATGCCCGATGACGTGCTTACGATCGAGGGGCATGCCGTACTGGTGATGCATCTCCGCCGCAAGGCGGGCAAGCCGCTCGTGACAGGCATCGCTGATCCCCCAGGCAGGCTCGAGGCTGGTGTTGCACACCTCGACTGTGATCGAGCGAGCGTCGTATTCGGTCGCCGAAGTAAACGCGCGCATACCCTCGGGAACGACGCGGACGAGGTGACCGTCGGTCCCCATGGCACCGTTGGCGCTGACGCGGCGGCCACCGGGGCTCATCAAAGAGCGGAGCCCGGACAGGCTCTTGGTAGTGGCGTGATGAATTTGGAGCGTGTCGATTCTCGCCCCACCACGCGACTTGTACTCGCTCGCCACGGTTTCGTTGACGCTGTCCCAGGTGACCATCACTCGGCCGCCACGTAGGTCCCGCTAATCGCGATGCCGCTCGAGTATCCGAAGTCCGCACGGATCGTGCCGTCGGGATGGACCCGGGCCGCCCGGTGCTGCCCGGAGTAAACCCCTCCGAAGTACCGCATGGCATCAGGGGCGAACTCGGGAGGAATCGTCGCGATGACTTCTCCTGGTTCGACAGTGGATTTGGCGGCGGCGACGGTGAACGTGACAACTCGTCCCAGGGCCTGCCAAGTGCAGGGGTTGAAGGCCGACTGACCGGGCGCTAGAACGAGTTCGCCATCGCGGTAACCGACGTACGGGTTCGGCGGAATTTCCGCCGCTTGCAAGGCCTCCTCGAGGTCGAGCGCCAGCTGCTCGAGCTCAGCGCCGAGATTCCTGGTCTTGGTGAGTCCGTTCGGGAAGCGGATGTTGTAGATCGGGGTGATGCCGGCCATGGGTCAAATGCCTTCCGTGAGGTGTCCGAGGTCGCCGATGTGGATGTCGTCTGCGAACTGTTCGAGGGTCGACGTCGTCTCAGTGGTCAGTTGGTTGAGGGTGAGGTTCCCGGGACTGCCCTTCACGAGGGCCGGGGCGAGGATCATGTCGACTTCCCAGCTCATGTCACCGCTGGGGGTCTTGTGGTACCGCACGGTGCCGCCGATGAGTTGGAAGAACGGTCCGATGTTCGGCATGCCGTTGTAGATGCTCCCGGCGATGAAGATCGGTCGGGCGCGTGTCCGCAGGCGAAGAAGGGTCTCGGCGAGGTCGTCGTTGCGGGGGGCGCGGTCGAATGCCCAGCGGAGCACGGGAGGGGTCACCTTCCCGTTGAAGGCGTTGACGGCCTCGAGGTAGCGGTCTGCAACGGCTCCCACGTTGCTCTGCACCGTCGGCGACGTCTGGGAGCCGGTGACGCTCGAGCCGATGTCGGTGTCCACCTCGAGGGTGCGGAGGCCCCCTTGGGCGGCGTTGTAGTGGTTGGTGCGGACGACGTGCACCTCGGCCTTGCGGGGGTCCTGGGCGGCGGCGGGGTCGGCGGTGTTGTAGAAGCGGGAGGACCAGTTGAACTTGATGACGTCAATCGCGGAGAGGATCGTCTGACGGATGCTGTCGTCGCCGGCGTAGCTGACGAGCCTGCCGTCGAGGACGAGTGCGTTCTTGGGGTCGAGTGTGACGGTGGTGCCGTCGTAGCTGAGGCCGAGGCCGTCGGCGCGGGCGAGTTGCCCGTACTGGAGCCAGTTCGAGTCGTGGTCGTAGTTGACCCACGAGAAGCCGGCGTAGTGGTAGAGCCGCTTGAAGAGCTCGTAGAGGCTGAGGCGGTCGTCGGCGTCGCGGTACTCGACGACGTGCAGGTAGGGCATCCAGGATGCATCGGGGGCGTACCAACCGCTAATGATCTTGTTGGCGCCCGCGTTCATGATGTCGGTGCCACGCTCGCCGAAGCCGACGCGGCGCGGGTAGATCGGCTGGGCAGCGTACGGGTAACCCGGCTCGTCACGGACCGGGCCGGGGAGGACGGCGCCCGCGAGTTCGGCGAGAGGATCGGTGGCCTTGATCGTCACTTCCCAGACGTCCTCTGCGCGGTTCGTGCGGGGGTTGTGCACGGTGACCGGGCGGGAGGTGACGTCGTTGATGGTGCCGCGGAAGAGGAGCTCGGTGCGGCCGAGGCTGGGCTGGATGAGCCCCTCGGGCGCCACGGTCACCTCGGCGCCCATGAGGGTGGTGTCGGTCGCGAGAGTCCCATGCGGGTCGATGAGAGTCGCAGTGAGCACCGAGGCCTCGACATCGTCATAGACGTCGCGGCGTCCCCAAGGAATGTCGAGTTCGCCCACGCCGACGACGTTGTCGCCGTTCCAGGAGCCGGACACAGGGCGCCCGGCGATGGTGACGAGGGCGCGGTAGAGGGTGCTCATCATCGGCCTCCGGCGGCGACGGTGGTACCGACGCGGCGATCGAAGTCGCGGAGGGTGTTGCGGACGGTGCGGGCGGTGCCGTCGGGGTCGATGGCACCGTTGACCGTCACGTTGAAGACGGACGCGGGGGCCTGCTGCTGGCTGCGCGGTGCGATCGATGCGGCGGACGGAACACCCCTGGCGGTGGTCGCTGTCGCGGTGCTGAGCGTCATGGGGGCGGCGAAGGTGCGGAGCATGGGCGCGGAGGCGAATCGGGTCGTGTCGACGCTTGCCTGGGTCGCGCCGGACGCCGAGCTCGAGGCTCCGCCGAGGTTGCCGAACCAGTTGACGGCGTCGATGATCCAGCCGACGAGGGAGGAGACGGCGTCGATGACGGGCTGAATGTTCTTCACCATCTGGTCGAAGACGCCGGATGCGACCGAGGAGACCCACTCCCAGTTCTGCACGAGGAGCGCGATGATCGCGATGAGCGCCCCGATGCCGAGGACGATCGCGGCGACGACGAGGCCGACCGGATTCGCCATGGCGGCGATGTTGAAGAGCCACTGCGCGGCGGTGAGGGTGGCGACAGCGAAGGCGAGGCCGCCGAGGACGCCGATGAGGATGGTTGCGGTGTCGCTGTTCTCCTGCACCCATCGGGCGACGTCGGCGAGGGCGGTCGCCCCGGCAGTGAGGTACGGCAGGAGCTGCTCGCCGAGCACGGCCTGCGCGTCGCGCCAGTTCGCGGTGGCGATCTGCTGGGCGCCGGCCGCGGTGTCGGTCTCGGCGGCGAAGCGCCCTTGGGCGGCCGCGGTCTGCTCGGCGAGCAGGCCGAGGGTGGCCTGCATCGTTGCGGCCTTCTCCGCCTCGCCCGTGAGCCCCGTGAGGCCCATCGCGGCCAGGCGAGCCTGCACGTCGGCTTCCTTGATGCTGACGCCGTACCGCTCGATCGGGTCGCGCTCGCCCCTCAGGAGCGACGAGAGCGCGTTGACGGCGTCCGCGGTGGTGCCGCCATACTGCGCGGCGAGGTCCGCGCCGAGTCCGATGAGGTAGTCGGTGCGTCCGGCGAGCTGATCGGCGGCGACGCCCATGTTGCCGAGCTGCGCGCCGAACACGGCGGCCATGGCGAGGTACTGGTCGCGGCCGAGGCCAACGGCGTTCGCCGCCCGCGCGGCGCTCTCCTCGATCGCGGACGCCTGGGCCCCGAACACCGACGCGACAGCGCCGGAGGCCTGCTCGGCCTGCGAAGCGACGTCGGCGGCCTGCATCGCGGCGGCGACGAGCACGCCCACCGCGGCGGCGCCCGCGGCGCTGAGCGCGGCGAAGTTGCGCTGGGTGCCGTCGATCTTCCGGTCGACGGTCGTGAGCGCGGTGGTGGCGCTGACGGCGTCGCCGATGATCCGCACTGAGAGGATCGCAGTGTTACGCATGCTCGGCTCGCTCGTTCTCTTCTTGGATCAGGTGGAGGGCGGTGGCGATGTCTAGGGGGTCTTCTCGTCGCCAGTGGGAAGGGAGTTGGTGCGTGCGGAGCGCGAGGGCGACGATGAGCTCGTGCGCCGAGCCTCCGGGGTGTCTTTTCCCACACCGTCCACCTCCTCGCCGTCCTCGTCGGCGTCGTCCTGCTCGGGCTCGTCCTGCACGACGAGCACCGAAACGACGGGCGAGCTCGGACCGGAGAAGGTGGGCCAGTCGAGGTCGATGAGACCCTGCCGCTCGGCCGCCGACCAGGCACGGTAGGTCTGCAGGCGGATGCCGTTGTCGGCGAGGGCACCCCACGCCTTGTTCTTGCGGAGCGCGGTCTCGAATCGGAGGGTGTCGCCGATGTTCGGGACGACGTCGACATCGCGGCCGTCGTCGGTGCCGTCGGCGATGGTGATGCGGAGCTTCTCGAGCGCCATGGTCAGAGGCCTTTCACTTGGGCGATCGCGGTGTTGACCGCGGTCTGGTAGATGGGCAGCCAGCGCGGTTCGGTTGCGCGGGCGGCTCGGGAGAGGAACGGGTTGGCCGCGATCCCGCGGCGTCCCCAGCCCCAGTGGATGGGGTTGGCGTAGGGGATGCTGGTGTTGTTACCGGCGCGGACGATGCCTGCGGTCTTGGTGCCGGCCGCGCGCACTGTGCGCTTGAGGCGCCCGGTGAGCACGGGGGCGGCGTCGGCGGCGGCGTCTGCCGCGATGGCCGCCGCCGCACGGTGCGCGGTGCGGAGGTTGCTGAGGTCGTCGCCCGCGGCACGGAGCGTGCGGCGGAGCTGCCGCGCGCCCTCGACGCGGTACACGGTCTTGACTGCCATGGCTGAGCCCCTCCCTAGGTCACTAATCCGGTCACGAGGGGACCTACTCGGCGCGCTCGATGAGCACGCCGACGATGTACGCGTCGCCCGCGAGTGTGTCCCCCGCGGCGTCGGCGTCCCGAGTGACCGACATGACGAGGGGCCGTCCCGCGGCGATGCGACCGGGAGCGTCTGCCGGCTCGGGGCGGTCCCAGCCGAGAAGGCTGGTGAAACGCATAGCGTTGGCCGGACTGTTGGCGGACACGGTCGTTGGCCCGTAGGCGGCGGGAGCGGTCGAGACGCCGGACACGTTCGCCTCAAAGAACGAGAGCCGCCCGTAACGGGGAACGAAAACGGCGGCCCCGCTCGTCTGCGGAGTGAACCATACGAGGTACACGTTGCATCGGCCCCACTCGGAGGGGACATCGAAGGACGTGCCGATCGCCTCGTCGGTGGCGGCGTCGAGTGCCCACGCGGGCGCGATGGGGTTAACCCAGATGAGTTCGGGTGTCCCGGCCGAGGCGATGAACTGGGTGGCCGGTATGAACACTCGGTCGCCACTCGGATGCGGCGACCGCGGGTCGGTGACGGTGGGTGCGCCCCTGAGCCAGCGTCGCGCTTCGTCGGCCCACACGCGCGAGCCCGTGGCGGTCGGGTGCAACAGGTCGGCGCTGATGAGGTCCTCGGGCCAGGCATCGCCGTAGTCGATGAACGACTGGTAGGCGTCGATCAGCCCAAACCCTTCCTGGGCCGCAACGGCGCGCACGTCGGCCGAACGAACGGCGTGGTTCGCGGCGTTCGCGTGCGCCGGGTTCATGGGCGGCTGGGAGACGAGGGCGATGTCGGCCAGGGGCTGACGGCCGCGGACCGCTCGCGCCGCTCGGAGGATTTCCCATCGGTAGGAGGGAGCGGTCCAGTTGTACCCGTAGGAGAGGACGACGGCGTCGGCCGGCGAAGGGATCATGGCCGCAAGGCGCGCGGTGACCGTCGCGCCGGAGTAGATGTATGCGGCGTTCTGCCCGGTTACCGAGCCGTTGTACACGCGTAGGGTGCGCGGGCCGGTGCCGTCCTGAATCGTTGTCGGGGCATCGTAGCTCTGGCTTGCGTCGTTCCAGAGGTGGTGAAGCACGGTGTGTGCCGGGAACTCGGCAGCGAGGTCAGTTAGTGCCAGGTGCAGCCATTCCGATGTCTCATTGCCGGTGGAGTCGCCGAGCAGGACGAGAACGGCGTCCCGCGTGCCGCGACGGAGGGTGGAGACCAGTCCCGGCGGGCGGCCCGTCACGTAAGTGGCATTAGCTGACTCAGCGTCGAGTGCGGCGGCGAGCCCTTCCTCGATGTGGTTGAGGCGCGCGGCGGAGAGCGGCGTTGTGGGGTCGCCGTTCTGCCACTCCTGTTTGGTGTAGGCCATGGGTTCAGTCCTCGCTCGGTAGTAGGCCGGCGCTCGGCAGGGTGAGCATTCCTGGGAGCGCTACGAAGGGTCCGCGGCGCCGTCGGTGCCCGCGGTGGGCTCGCCGATGAGGGGGAACTCGAAGTCGCTGCGGTTGCGGGTCTTGACGTCGCCGCCGACGCTGAGGGCACGGATTTTGATGACGCCGGAGTAGGAGCGGGCGTGGTCGGTGTTCGGGACGAACACGAACGGCTGCTGTTCCTTACGGTGCTCGAAGCACCAGTCGTGGAGGCTGTCGAGGTCGTAGGACTGGAACACGCTGCCGGAGAGAGCCCAGGTCTCGGTGTCGTCCCCGGCGAGCTCGCCGCCGTCGAGGGTGGGGGGGGCGTCTCCGGTGGTGTACGAGGGGGTGAGAGTGCAGGCCGTGACTTCGGCTCCCCACTCCTTCTCGCTGCCCGGCTCGCCGATCGTGAGCGAGCCCGGGCCGAGGACGGTGGACTTCGGGGGCATGGCGGTCTCCTAGAGGTCGATGGGGCCGAGCTCGACGCGGTACGCGGGAACCGGCGCGGCGTTGTTGTGGATGAGGTACTCGATGGCCTCGGCCTCGATGAGGTTGAGACCGGCCGAGGCGAGGGCGTCGAGGATGCCGGTGAGCGTGTCCCAGGCGGCGAGGTAGTTGTCGGCGGGGCCCGCGGCGACGATGAGTTGCCACTTCGCTTCGGCGTCGCCGAAGGTCTGCCAGGCGAGGTCGGGCGCGCCGAGGGTCACGAGCCCGTGCTTGGCACCTTGCGGCGCTCGGCGCGGGTCGATCGAGACGTGTACGTTCTCGAGCTCCGCCGCGGTGAGCAGCTGCGCGACGTGCTCGAGCAGCTGCTCACCTTCCCGGCGTCCGGGGGTCACCCGAGCCCCCAGGCGGGCATGTGCGGTCGGAGGATGGGGTAGGCGGCGGCGAGGGGGTCGCGGTTGACGCGGATTGCGAGGGGCGCTTCCCCCATGCCGCCGCCGAACTCGGCGACGCCGTTGCGGGTCCGCTTGCGGTAGTAGAGGTCCGCTCCCACCTCGAGGACGGCGCGGTTCACCACGGCCTGCGGCACCTTGTACGGGTTGCCGGCCGTGAGGAACGCGGCGACGGCGGCGTTGGCCTCGGCGAGGCACTGCTTCGCGTAGGTCACGTCCTCGTCGCCGACCGCGGTGACGTAGGCGACGAGGTCGTCATCCGTCAGCGCGGGCGCGCTGTCCTCGGGGGTGGGAGTGGTCATTGTCAGGCGGCGGCGGCGTAGCGGAGCGGGACGATCGCCTCGGGGAACTCCGCGGCGAACGCGAGGTAGCCGTAGACCGAGAACGTCTTCGTGAGGTTGATGATGTTCTCGTCCTGCAGCTCGAAAGGCGCGCCGGGGCTCTCGTAGGTGGTCATCGCGACCGAGTCGTAGAACGCGGTGGTACCCGCGGCGGCGCCGGGGAGCAGCTCGAACTGGACGGTGGCGAAGTTGAGGCCGAGACCGGTGACGTCGAGGGTGCCGACGCGGTTGACGCCGGAGCCGGTGACGTTGAACTTGAACTCGTCGGAGCCGTCGGTGAGGCGGTAGATCGTCTTGAAGACGTCCTTGGAGACGAGCGCGCCGTCGAGGCCGAAGCCGAGGTCGTCGAGCTTCTCGACCACGTCGACCAGGGCGTCGATGTACTCGTAGAGCGTCGGGGCGGCGGGGACGTCGACTCGGCCGGTCGCCTTGTTCCGCTGGGCGGTGATGAGGGCGGCGAGGGCGGTGCGGGCCCCGTCCTCGCTGTCCCGGGCGTACTCGATGGTCTGGGCGCGGTTGACGGTGTCGACCACGTTGATGGGCGAGCGCTCGATCTGCTGGCGGGTGAGCTCGGCGTAACCGCCGTGGGTCTCGACCGTCGCGGTGGCGGTCGTGGTCGTGAGCTTGCCCTTGACGAGGTCGTCGCCCTCGTTCGCCTGCTTCCCAACCTTGATGGTGTTGGTCGCGATCTTGGAGTACTCGAGGGTGTTGCCCTCGGCGGGCAGCGGGCGCTGCGTGAACTTGTTGATGACCGTGCGGCGCTTCTCGACCAGGCGGAGGCGGTCGCCGATCCAGGTGTTGCGGTTGATGGTGTCGGCGGAGGTGCCCGAGGTGGCCGAGTCGTAGGCGCGGCGGAATGCGTCGCCGGCCTCGGTGCGGTCGGTCCACTGACGGTGGAACTCCTTGGCCTGCTCGTCGCCGCGGGCGAGGGCCTTGAGGTAGGCGCCAGCGGAGCCCCAGGGGAGGTCGGCGGGGGCGTCGGAGCGGGTGTTGGTGATCTTGGCGAGTTCGGCGCCGAGGGACCGGTTGAACCGTTCCTCGAGGTCGCCGGTGGCCGCGTCGAGGTCGGCGCGGGTGAGGGTGTCGGTCACGGGGGGTTCCTCCTGGTGGTTGGGGTCGGAGCGGACGGTGGTGATCTTGGCGTCGGCGTAGGCGGGGAAGGGCACGACAGACACCTCGCGGATGTGGACGCGGGTGTAGACGACGGTCTCGGTGCCGTCGTCGTCGCGCTCGGTGGTCCATTCGAGGGGCTCGAAGTAGACCGAGAGGGAGTCGAGGGCGCCGTCGCGGACGAGGGTGTAGATGTCGTCGCCGCGGGCGGTCTTCGAGAAGCGTCCGCGGATGTGCCAGCCGTCTGCCTCGCTGCGGGCCTCGGCAATGATTCCGACCGGCTCGGAGTGGCCGTAGAAGAGCTTTGACTCGAAGGCCTCGACCGAGCCGGGGGCGAACATTTCGCGCATTCCCCAGATGTCGATGGGCACGCCGTAGGGGACGCCGATGCCCTCGAGCTCGCGGGTGCTCTCGTCGCCGCGGGCGCGCACCTGCATGGTGATCTGATGCTGGTCAGTTGTTGGCAACGGGCGCCTCCTGAGGCTGCTGGGCGGTCGCGAGGGCGGCGCGCTGGTCGTCGGTGAGGGCGGGGAGCTTCTCGATCGAGCGGATGTCGTCGGCGGTAAGCCACTTGCCGTATCCGAGCGCGTGGGCCTCGTAGCGGGTCTTCGTGTCGGTGCGGAGGAGGGCGTCGATGTTGAACTTCGCGGTGCGGCCGTGCGGGAGGATGCTCGAGAGGGCGTTTTCGATTTC